TAGACTTTGGTTGGAAGTGTAGCACCATAATTCAGAGTTACTGATGCATTAGTTGAAACCCCTACAGTGCCAACACCAATGACATTGAAAGATGTGGAAGATCCGACGGATACTAACTCGTTGTAGAAGTCTTTGTCTTCAAAGAGTTTAAAGTTATAACCATTGAGAGAGGAGTCAGATACATCAAATACCAGATTGTTGTTTTTGATATTCTTAACTTGTGGATTAATCTTGGAGATTTCGTGACCAGCACCTCCAGTAGAAGCAAAACTTACAACAGAAGGTGGTGAAGAAAGTGCATTGTAATATGTGTTTGAAAGATTGATGGTGTCATCATCAATTCTGTAAACATAGTATGATCCAGTTTCCAGACCAGAGATAACTTCATCTGAAGAATCGTAGAATATCTTATCACCCGTCTTAAGACCGTGAGATGATATTGTTAATTGATTAGTAGTAGTGCTTACTCCAGTTGAAGTAAATCCGATTGGATTAATCAGAAGTTTGTTGTTTGCAGAGTTATACTTGACAATGATTGCTGTTGAAGTTCCAATACCAACTGATTGATTTGGTTTTACAGTAAGGGTGACACTATCATTAACTGCAAGAGAATGAGATTCTGACAGAGTTAATGTAGATTCAATCTTTTCTACTCTTGCGGTCACTTGAGTATAATTAGATTCAAATGAATACTGATAGTCAGTATCATCACCATTTGCAGTAAATGATCTAAAATACAGACCATCGGTGTTAGTAGTTAAACCAACTTGAGTTGTCAGACCAATATAGTCCTTAGACTTATTAATTACATAAAGTGTCTGTGAGTTTCCAGATGGAATGTTGAATGTGCCACTACCCTCAGTATTTGAAACAGAAACTGCATTAGCACCACTCAGTTTTTCGAAGACAACTGATTGAGAAGTTTTGAATGGGTGATTAGGAAGATATATGCTTTGAGTTGGGACAGAAACGGTTTTAGTTAAATCACCAATGATATAACTATTGGAAACAGAAATACCAGTCGTTGCTCCAACACCAACAGATTGTGATGGATTGAAGTATACTTTATCATTCAACTTAGAGTTGAAGTATGGTGTCTTGACTGAAACGGAAAGTTTACCAGTCAATACAGATGCTTCTGTAGATGCAGTGTGTGCAGTGCCTGTAACACCTCTCAGTGCTCTTACAACCTTATTCTCTGGGAATATGTTAAGGACGGATAGCTTCTCAGTTCCAATAGCAACTGTGGACCCAATAGAGAGGGATACGGGGATTCTTGAAACATAGATGTCAGTAACAACACCTGCCGTAGCATTGCTTGGGACCTGCTTTATAAGGTATGTTTTTTCTGTTGTGACGCCAACGATATGAGATTTGGTCAATCCACCAATGAAAGTTGAAAGACCAGAAACAATAACACTATTCCCATCACCAACAACATTTACCTTATCAATGTGAAGTGAAACTGTATTTGAATCTTCCCATACAACCTTTGCAGATTGGTAAGTGTTTACTGTGGTGTCCAGATTTGTAACGGTCTTTCCTGTAAGACTTCTGACATCAGCAGATAGTCCACCGCCACTAGTTCCTGTATTATCAAATGATGCAACATCTCCAACGGCATATCCACTACCAGCAAGATTGACAGTCAGTTTATCAACTTCTCCCTTGGTTACAGAATCAATATTTGCTCTTTGAACTAAAATCTCATTAGATTCTGAAATAAAGTCATTATCAGAATATCTATCACCAACTTTATATGGGAAAGTGTTTCTAACAAGACTTGAAGAATTAAAATTAAAGTCTTGATTTACTTCCTGAGAAACAAAGAGTGACTTATATGCATTTCCAACAAAATATGGGAAAGTGGAGTCGAAGGTTGTAGATGATATAGTTGCAAAGTATGCGTATACTCCATTGGGGAATTCTGGTGTCTTGCAATATCTACCATTGTATTGGTCAAGGTCGCCAGAGTTATCAAAGTTATAATCTTCAACAAAGAATCCTGATGCAAACCCAGATGGTCTGTCAGTTACATTAGAAGTTGATTTAGTATAACCACTTACCAATACTTTAACAGAAGAGTTTTCATCTGATGCATCACTGTATCCATAAGGTCCATAGATTGGATTTCCATCATATGCCCATCCAATGATAGGTGAGTGCTGTGTCCCATCATCAGAAAATTCACTTGCAATAGATGTTGTATATCCAACAACGCCATATTCAAGACCTTGGAGATTTTTAGGATTATCTAATAATACTTCACTTCCAAATCTATTTTCATTATTTACATTCAAATCTCTTACGTATGCTTCGGCAAAAGCATTAATTCCTCTTGAAACGGCAGATATTGTAGTGTTTGCATCATATCCAATTCCACCATTGATTACTACAACTTCCGTAACTTCTCCATTAGAGACAACCGCCCTCAACTTAGCGCCGACACCAACACCACTGACAGATAATTGTGGAGCAGAGCTATACTCACTGCCAGAGTTTGTTACTTGAACAGAAGATATTTTACCTCCTGTAACAATTGCTTTCAATTCAACTTCCTTACCAGTCTTGATTGTTACGCTTGGTTTCTTATGGAAGTTAAGGACATTTGATCCATACCCCGTGCCCTTTTCATACAGATATAGATTTGTTATTTCTCCAGTGACGATTGGGGTTGCAGTTATGATACCAGAAACTCCATCATACTCAGCACTAATATTCAATTGAATATCAGGATAACTGAAATTATGATATCCACTTCCAGTGCCAGTCAAATTCACATAATGACCACTTATATAATTTGTAGTAATAGTTGCACCAACTCCAGCAGAAGCAAGTCTGAATCTATCATCACTTTGCTTGATGATATAGTAACTAGTAGTAGTTGAGAGTCCAGTGATTACTGTGCCAGTTGTTGTGTAGTTTACAACGTCTCCATCAGCAAATCCGTGATTTTCAAAGAAGATATTATCTTCTACGGTAGAAACATTCTCTGGCTTGATAATGAGTTTTTTATTCTCATAATCACTTCCAGGGTTGATAACCTTAATTGACCTAAGTGTATTCTTACCTTCAAAAGTCCTAAATTTGTGAATACCTTGAGTATTTGAGGTTGTGAATCCTACGGTATTAATACCCGCACTGTAGTCTGATTGTGTTGGGTATAATTTAACAGTAGTGCTGTTGACTACTTCCGTATAATAAACAGACCCACTGCTTAGTGTCGTACCTGTGTCTGCGTTACTTCCACCAAAACTACCCACACCAACAGCAGGATTTCCATTTCTATTATAAACAACAGCATCTCCATTAGAGAAGTTATGTTGAGTTAAGAATGTCAGAGTATCTGCTGTAATATTGATACCGCCACTATCTGTAGAAACTCTAGAATCAAACTCTACTTCACGGAATCTTTTCTCTAATACTGGTTCTAAAATAGCACCATTACCATTTCCGCCAGTCAGAGTTACTGATGTAATCTTCTTGATATCAAAGTCTTGTGGGTCAACGATTACTTCTTTCAGACTACCTTTCAATGTTGGTCTGACAAGAGCAGTAGTGCCAGCACCAGAAGATATTACTACATCTGGTGGATTGATTACATCATAACCACTACCAGTGTTGTATAAAGTAATTCTATCTAATGGTCCATAATAAATTTTATCCTCAGACTTATAGTTGATAACTTCAACACCATTAATAAGCATCCCTGTAGAACCAGGAATCGTCGCTTCATTTTTACCCAGTTTGATATTTTTTTCAAATGGGAATTTCTTCAGGACTTTCTGAGGTTTGATTTCCTCATCTTTTTGGGATGCTAATACAAAAGTATGAGACCCAGTTGAGCTTGATGAAGTAAACTCAACAGGATTATCACTTACAATTAGAGACCTAGACAAATAAAGTTTGATTTGATTGTCTGGAGACAATACTTTGACATAGTAGTTGCCCTCTGGCATACCAGTGAGTGCCGTATTGCTAGCACTGTAGTAGACTTCATCACCAGTTATAAAAGGAACACTGTCAGTGAAAGAAATAATAGAGTATTTTTCAGTGGTGCTATTGTAACCTTTCAGTGTTGTAGAGTTTGCTGAAGAAATACTGGACTTTTTAACAGTCTTTGTTATGTTGTATGAGGGTAATGAATTAGAGGCGACATAGAAATATTCATCATTCTCATTATAGAGATTCTGCACATCGCTCACAAGAGCATTGTTACCATATAAGATAGGTGTGCCAGAACTAGTTGCGGTCCTTAACTTCCTTCTAATAGAATAATCAAGATTAGAATTATAAGTAAATCCAATTAAATTATCTAATGTAACTTGATTCCCAGAGATTGATGCAACAGTAGCATCAGCGTGGTCAACATTTTGAGTAGACCCTAAAAGAATATCTACAGTATCACCAACTTTCAAACTTGACTTATCAATATCCGACTTTAAAACAAAGTTAGATCCACTGATGCTATCGACAATATATCTACTGCTGGTATTGTAAACCCAGGTGTTGGCAAATAATTGCTTATAAGTTTTATCGGTATCTGGATTTCCAATTTTTTCACCTACGTTTTTCACATAGATTTTTTGTCCTTCGGTAGAAAGTTTGATATCGCTAACGGTTTCAAACTTAGAAAGGACACCAGTGATACGGACTTCTACCTTCTTGGTAATATCTCCATCTTCATATCCAATAAAGACTTCATTAGTGCGAATTTCATCAGCAACTGAGATAGCATTATCAATCCCACTACAACCTAAGAATTGGTTTACAGTCTTAGATGTATATGTGATTGTATTGTCACCAGAAATCAGTGTGCCAGAGGCAGGAAAACCAATCGTAGTATCAACAATAATTGAAGATGCACCTGCGCTTACGGCATTGATTGCCTTCGTCTTTGGTTGAATATTGAAAGTTCCTTCAATAAGGTCTCTGTCATCATATCCAACAAACAGACCGAGTTTGAAATATGTGGTAGTGCCACCTCTTGTAAAGACTTCTACCTCAGAAACTGATGCTTGGGTCTGGGAATCAGATGACTTTCTGATGGTCTGACCAATCAGTTTGCTAGGGTCACCAGAAATAGTCTCAACAACTATAACTTCTCTTCTCAAAAATTGAGAAGAAGATGGTTTCAGAAGACGGTCTTCTAAATCAATAACTTTTGGAGTTACTCCGTAAAGAACTCTGAAAAGAATTTTGAAAGATTCTTCGGTGCCTTTTGATTCATAAAGAGATCTTGCCTCTTTGATGAAGTTGTTTACATCCAAATTGGATACAAAATCTACATCTTCAAGACCTGGTGTAAACGTATACTTGAGTTTCTTGTAGAATTCTTTCAGAAACTCAGAGCTTAAATTCCTTACAGTAGCACCAGAAGTGTGTGATGCTTGGTCTGAAGTATTAAAAACTAATTCTTCTGGATTTAATTCTGAACGATAAGAAGTAATTCCACTAAATCCTCTTACGCAACCAGTAAAAGTGTTTGTGGTGATACCAGTATAAGTGAAAATCTCATTATCAATCTGAAAAAGACCATACTGAGCAGGGAATCCTTTGGTAGAAATTACCTGTACAGTATTTGCACTTGAAGAAATATCCGCAGAGAGAGTAGTAATCCCACTAATAACCTCTGGTGTGAGGTTGTCAATCTTCAAATATTGGTCTAAGTTATTAGCAAGGTCTGCTGGAGCACCTTGATATTCCTGAGATATGTAATATTGCTTTAGAAAATCTACTGCCTTAGGACTTTCGGAACGTAAAAACTCTGGTAATTGGTTCTCAATAATTTGCTGAACTTTTACCCTCGTCTCAAATCCAGTTTTTATCATCTTATACCCTCTTTAGTTCTCCGTTTAAGTAGCTAGAAGTCGTCTTATACCCGACACCGGATATCTGTTCGCCAGAAGTAATAGTATCCTTAATCATATTTATCTTGCTATCGCCAACTGAGAAGCTAAGATAAAGGTCCTTAAGACCAATGACATCATTCGATTCTGGATATGCCTGAATCTCAATAATGTTGTTTGCTTCAACTGTAGATGTGATATTTAAGGTGTTGAGAATAATCTCACCAGTTGTGTAGTTAACGGTGCCTGCGGACTTAACTTCTACGATGTAAGCACCACCTGTAGTGGATTCTTTTACAATCGATAATACACCCATACCACCCGTAGCATTGGGGACATCGGTGAAGTAGAAAGTGCCAGTTCTTCCTGCCAGAGTAAATCCAGTACTCTTGATATTGAATCCTTCTTTGTTATAATGGAAAGCATTACCAAAGCACAACTCATACTGAGCAGACTGATTAATCAGTGCTTTGAGGTTTCTTCTAATAATAACTCTAGTAATATTGGATGTAATTGCATTATCTACATTATCAATCGTCTGACATAACTTACTATACTTGAATCTGCCACCAAACTTGTTGATGTTGGATGTGGCAAAGGTATTCAATACACTTGTTACGGAGCTCTTCAGACCATTGACATTGCTGACCTGAGAGGGATTGTAGTAAACAGCAGAGTCAATCTCAACATAAAGAACCTTAAGGTCAATAATCTGTTGATTGATGCCAGATAATGAGTAATTCTTCAGTTTACTGAGAATCGTTTGCTTATCAAAATCAGAAACATAATCACCATTTTTTGGTTTGATGCTGATGATTACATTGCCGTATTGTGGTGGGTCTAATTCTTCACCACCAACAACAGCAACTGATTCTGTGTTGGGATAGATGGATTGAATAATCGCTTCGTAATCGCGTGCTGTAACCGCCCTGTACTGCGATGAATAGATTCTTGGGGCAAAGTACTTGATTGAGTCAATACTCTCAATATCACCGCCATTAGAGGCATTACTGACGGTAGTGATTGTTACCGTATTTGTAGGAACGACAACATTATTCAGAGAGTCCAAGACTCTTCCTGAGAATGCAAAACTAGAAGCACCATTACCATCCTTACCATCAGTGATGATATAAGATACAGTAACAACTGCACCATTCTCTAGTTTCTTGCCAAAGTATCCATCTCCAAAGAGAATCTCATACTTTTCGTCTTGTACTTCCTGAAGTAAGTAAATCTCAGAGGTGGAATCAATGTTTAAAATGTTATCTGAGCGTGAATATTCTCTTCCTTCTCCACTATCACTTAATCCTTTAACCTTTACAACGATTGTTGATGTATCAATGAAGGAATTATTGAGAATAAATCTCTGATCTAACGATCCGTCAACAACAAATACGTTTTTAAGGTATGTGCCTTGATAAACATCAATACCAGTAAAGGATGCCGTGCCAGAATTTACTGTTGTTGTGATGTCTTCAGGGATTGAGAAGATATAACTTGTCTCATTCGTCTGTCCTACGCACACCAGACCCGCTTCTAAGGTCAATGTGGGGGTATCACTACTGGTTGTGACCGAGAAACTTACATTCGCCTTAGCGGCGCTTCTAGAGCGGGGCACATAACCGATG